CCAGTTCTTGAGCACGCCGATCTTCCAGAGATTAAAGATGCTTATAAAAGAGCTGTAACAACTGTCATCCTCGAAAACCAAGAAAAAGCTTTAAGAGAAGATAGAGCTTTTCTAGGTGAAGCAGCACCAACAAACGCAACTGGTGCTTCTATTGCGAATTGGGATCCAATTCTAATTTCTCTCGTTAGACGTTCTATGCCTAACTTGATTGCATATGACATCTGTGGTGTACAACCAATGACTGGTCCTACCGGTCTTATCTTCGCTATGAAGAGCAGATATGCATCTCAAGCTGGTACTGAAGCGTTATTTAACGAGGCAGACACAGACTTTTCATCAAGAAATGCAGCTGGTTCATCTACTGCTGATCTTACTGCGAACACAGTTCACACAGGAACAAACCCAGCAGTATTAAACGATTCCTCACCAGGTAACTACTTCAGAGGTAGAGGTATGACAACAGCATACGGTGAAGCTTTAGGCGATGCCGATGGTAATGCTTTTGCAGAAATGGCTTTCTCAATCGAGAAGACAACTGTAACTGCAAGATCACGTGCATTAAAAGCTGAGTACACAATGGAACTCGCACAAGACCTTAAAGCAATTCACGGTTTAGATGCAGAAACAGAATTAGCAAACATTCTATCTGCTGAAATTCTTGCTGAGATCAACAGAGAAGTTGTAAGAACAATTTACATCAAAGCTAAACAAGGTGCTCAAACTAACACAACTAACGCAGGAATCTTTGACTTAGACACAGATTCTAACGGTAGATGGTCAGTTGAGAAGTTCAAAGGCCTAATGTTCCAACTCGAAAGAGATGCGAATGTTATTGCACAAGAAACACGTAGAGGAAAAGGTAACGTAGTTATCTGTTCTTCAGATGTTGCTTCTGCTTTACAAATGGCTGGCGTACTTGATTACACACCTGCTTTAAACAACAATCTAAACGTAGATGATACAGGCAATACTTTTGCTGGTGTTTTAAACGGTAGATACAAAGTGTACATTGACCCGTATTCTGCTAACGCAGTTGCAAAGCAATTCTACACAATCGGTTACAAAGGTACTTCACCTTATGATGCTGGTCTATTCTACTGTCCATATGTTCCACTACAAATGGTGAGAGCAGTTGGCGAAAACAACTTCCAGCCTAAGATTGGATTCAAAACAAGATACGGTCTTGTAAGAAACCCATTCGCTGAGAGTTCTGCTGCTGTATCTGGTGCCGATACTACTGGTACTAATAACAGCAACGTTTATTACAGAAAAGTACAAGTTACAAACATTATGTAATTTGTGTTAGATTGTTGGTAACTTAGTTTACCACAACCACACCACAAGGGGAGGTTCTTCGGAATCTCCCCTTTTTTATTTGCATAAATAATAGTATGACAACTACAAATGCAACAGTTCGACAACCAGCAGGAAACGAATTAGATTTCGCATCTCCTACACAGTTTCGATTTCAAATACAGAAACTTCCAGAAGTACAGTTTTTTTGTCAGACAATTAATATTCCAGGTATCTCTATCACTGAGTTATCACAACCCACACCATTACAATTAGTAACAATTGCTGGTTCAGATATAACCTATGAAGATTTAACTGCAACATTTTTGATTGATGAAAAGTATAGAAATTATAGAGAAGTGCATGATTGGTTAAAGGGATTATCTTTTCCAGAAAATCATACACAGTTTAGGAATCTATTAAGTGAAGGATCTGATCGTATGCCAAATTCTCAAAGTCGTGGTGTACAAACTGAATCTGGTAAAACATTACCAGCAACACCTGATGCAGCCATTTATTCAGATGCAACATTAACAATACTTACATCTAAAAATAATCCTACTTTAGAAGTACGATTTAGAGATGTTTATCCTAAAAGTATTAGTGCTGTACAATTAACAACGCAAGATGCAGAGGTTAATTATCTAGTTGCTGATGTGACTTTTGGCTACAAATATTATGAATTTGCATCATTATAGTTGACATTTATACAATTTTGTGATATAATATATTATGGATTTAGAAAAACTACAAGAAGAAGCCACTAAAGATTTAAGAATAGACGATACTGAACTTGATATGGAATCAGTTCGTACACCTATCATTCACAACAAATATCTTAAATATCTTTCTAAATTTTCATTACTTCTAAAGAAAGCGGAAGACGATTATGATATTCTTGCCAAAGACAAATGGGAATACTATACAGGTAAAGCACCTGAATCTGTTTACAGAGAGAAACCATTTGATATTAAAATTCTTCGACAAGACATTGACAAGTATATTAAAGCAGATGCAGAGTTAATTAAACTATCACAAAAAATAACCTATCTTAGAACAGTTATAAATTATATAGAAGGTGTGATAAGAAATATTAATAATCGTACATTTAATATAAAGAACGCAATCGAATGGAAGAAATTCACTCAAGGATCAATATAGAGAAAGTTGATGAAGTTTACATCAAAGTCAGATGTGAACCTCATGTAGCTGCAGAACTATCAGAATTTTTCACTTTTGAAGTACCTGGAGCACGCTTTTCACCAGCATATAGAAATAGAGTATGGGATGGCAAAATACGTCTGTACGATAAGAGGAACGGTAAATTATATGGTGGTTTACTTGCCTATGTACGTGAGTTTGCAAAACAGAATGATTTAGAAGTAGTACAAGGTAAAGATGTATATTCATCTACAAAGATTGACATTAAAGATGTGGAAGGTTTCTGTAAATCTTTAAAACCCAAATCGCAAGGTAAAGATATTGAAGTTAGAGATTATCAAATACAGGCAATCTATCAATCACTGAAACGACATAAGTTATTATTACTATCACCAACGGCATCTGGTAAATCATTAATCATTTATTCGATTGTTCGATTTCATCAAATGGCCAATCGTAGAACATTGATCATTGTACCAACGACAAGTTTAGTGGAACAAATGTATTCAGATTTTGCAGACTATGGTTGGAATGTCGATAAATACTGTCATAGAATCTATCATGGTTATGATAAAGATGTTGTCAAAGATGTAGTGATATCGACATGGCAATCTCTTGCAACTTTAGATAAAAACTATTTTTCACAATTTGATTGTGTCATCGGTGACGAAGCACACAATTTTAAAGCAAAGTCATTGACGACTATAATGACAGCGTTGAACAATGCCAAATATCGTATTGGTACAACAGGTACTTTAGATGGCACAAAGACACATAAACTAGTTTTAGAAGGTTTGTTTGGTACAGTATATCAGGCAACTTCTACAAAGAAACTGATTAATAAAAATCAATTAAGTAAATTAAAAATTAAATGTTTGGTACTAAAACACAATGAAGCAAATAGAAGACAAATACGAAATGCAACTTACCAAGAAGAAATGGAATATCTCACAGGACACAAAGGGCGAAATAACTTTATTCGTCAACTTTCTCTCCTTTGTGCTGGTAATACTCTGGTTCTTTTTCAGTATGTAGAGAAACATGGCATTCCTTTATATGAAAACATTAAAGAAAAAGCTGAACAAGGCCGCAAAGTCTTTTTTGTGTATGGTGGTACTGAAACTGTGGATCGGGAGAACATCAGGTCGATTGTCGAAAATGAAAGCAACGCTATTATTGTTGCCTCTTACGGAACTTTTAGCACTGGAATTAATATTCGTAATCTTCACAATGTTATATTCTCTAGTCCAACCAAATCTCGGATAAGAAGTTTACAATCCATCGGTCGAAGTCTAAGACAATCAGAAACAAAAACAGATGCAAAACTTTATGATATTGCAGATGATTTGTCGATTGGTTCTTATAAAAATTTTACATTAAATCATTTTTCTGAAAGAGTTAATATTTACAATGAGGAAGAGTTTGAGTATGTAATCCATAATATTAATCTCAAATAAATAGTAATATGACACCAAAAGATTTAAAAATAATCAAGTTGTCAGGTGGTGAGCAAATAGTTTGTTATGTGACACACGAAGATGGTTCCGCTTTTGTTCGATTAGTTGAACCAATGGAACTTAAAATTCATTCTAGTGTAAATGACTATGGTGCTGTTGATGAAACAATC